TATTTACATAAGCCCATTATTTAGGTAATGGGCTTTATATAATTTTTTAAATATGGTTTTAATAACAAAAGATTTTTTTAGCATCAAACTTCAGAAGAATTATAAAAAGGGTGAAAAAGTTTCATTCACCAAAGAATTGGAGAAGCTTTATATAGAGAGTGGATGCGCAAAGAAAATAACTGACAAGAAAACAAAAGAGAAAAAGCTGTCAATTAAAAAGAAATAATGAGCTATATCAATATCATTCCATTACAAGATGCCAGAGTTTACCTAAGAATAGATGACACATTAACTCAAGATAATGAAGCAATTACTAGAATGATCAATGCTTCTTTGGCGAAGGTTGAGCAAATGACCAACGTTCATCTTATTGCAAAAAGTAAGGAGTATATTTTTGATGATTTAAAGGCTACTGTTTATGATTATCCAATCAATAGTCTTACAAGTCCTACAACTGCAACAGTCGTAGAAAAGACACAATACAGTGTGTACACCGCTGCATTAAAAACGGATTTAAAATTAGTCTTAAACGTAGGATACACACAAGTTTCAGATGTGCCAAAAGATTTGATTGAGGTGGCTTATGAGATGATTGACATCATGTATTATAACAAAGAAAATAAGCTGTCTAATTTATCACAAGCTACATTAGATGCTTACAGAAGGTTTATCTAAATGGCAAAAAGAACAACGAATAGAAGGTTTTCAAAAATAGTTGAGTTGTGGCAAACAGCTTTTGTTTTTGATGGATTCAGTGGGAAGACTCCCGGTGAAGATGTCTTATTAACTAAAAGTTGGGCTGAGATAAAAACTGCCAATGCTACTAGTAGGTTTAGAAATACAGATAACGGAATTACAAGTAATACCAATCAAATTATAATAACCACTAGAAAAAGAAAAGATGTAACATACAATTCCATCAATCAATTTATAGTGTATAGGGGAGAAAAATATACCATTTCAAACCAACCCTATGAAGTTGATTTTGATAACTCTTTGATTGAGATAGTGGCAACTAAAAACGCTGTTAAAAGCGTTACTGAAATTGTTCCGGTTGGGGAGAATTTATTTGATTTAACATTCGATAACACATTTAATTAATATGAGCATAAAGGGAAATGCTGAAGTCATAAGAGATGAAACAGCAACAGGCGCAAATACAGCCGCTAGAGTAGGGAGTAACTTGGTTGAAATCGCAAATGATTTAATAGATAAAAATGCACTAATATCTGCAAACTCTTCAAAGGTTGGTTATACAGATGCTCTGGTAGCAGCAGCACCAAGTGTAACAACTAATGGAACAAATATTGCAACCAATGCAACCAATATTGCAAATAATGCGACTAATATATCATCTAACGATGTTGACATCGCTGCAAATGTGGCAAATATTGCTGCAAATACTTCAGGGGTAGCATCGAATCTCAATTCACTGAGTACAAAAGTAAATACCTCTTCTATTGTAAATGATTTGACAACAGGAGGAGCTGCGGTGCCATTGTCTGCACAGCAAGGTGTTGCTTTAAAAGCATTAATTGATTCAGGGGGTGTTGTTCCAATAAACAATTTAACCTCTACAAGTGCTACAATTCCTTTGGCAGCAAACCAAGGGCGTGTTTTAAAAGGCTTGGTAGATGGTAATACCTCAAACATAACAACCAACACTTCTGGAGTTGCAACCAATACCTCAGGAGTAGCAACCAATGTATCTAACATAGCAACCAATACTTCTGATGTTGCAACTAATACTTCAGGTATTGCAACCAATGTATCTAATATTGCAACCAATACTTCAGGAGTCGCAACTAATGTAACAAACATAGCAACCAACACCTCAGGAGTTGCTACTAATGTAACTAATATTGCAACCAATACTTCTGGAGTTGCAACCAATGTAACAAACATAGCAACCAATGTAACAAACATAGCAACCAATACCTCTGGAGTTGCAACCAATGTAACAAATATTGCTACAAATACCGCTGCAATAGCAACTATAGGAGGTGCATTTACAGGAGGTATTTGGAACGGTTATACCTATCAAACAGTTACTTCTCCTACAACAGGTCGTGTATGGCTCGATCGAAATTTAGGAGCGAACAATGTCGCTGGAAGTTCTAATGATAGCAACGCTTACGGATTCTTATACCAATTTGGTCGAAAAGACGATGGTCATCAACTGAGAAATTCAAGTACTGTAAGTACAAAATTAAATAGTGTTTATTCTCCAAGCGATTTGTTCGTGATTAACAGTTCGGATTGGGCTAATAATTTCAATTATAAAGTTTGGCTAGAGGATTGGGAGGGACTACAATTGAATAGCGTTGCACCTAAAGGGTTTCGCTTACCAACACAAACAGAATTCTACAATGAGATTGCAGGATTCTCATCAAGTGATACAAGTGGAGCTTTTGCAAGCTTTTTAAAGTTACCAATCAATAAATCGAGGTCATATATAAACGGATCAATCAGTACTGCTGCCGAGGCTTATTTGTGGTGCAGTGATCGTGTCGCTGTTCAAATTACAAGTTCTAATATAACGTATCCCGGTGTAGTCCTTGGAACGGGTTGTGGTGTAAGATTGATCAAAGATAATTAATGGCGGTCAAAGGGTTAAAAAAGGTATTATCCAATTTAAAAAAGTTTGGAGCTGAGGCAGCCGTTGAAATTGATATAATAACAAAAGCAACTGCTTTAGATATTGCAAAAGATGCTAAAACTTTAGCACCTAAAAACTTAGGTAAATTAGCTCAAAGCATTTATGAAGTTGAACTTGGAGAATCTGATTATAAAGTAGTAGTAGGAGCTTCCTATGGTGCTTATGTAGAGTTTGGAACAGGGATAAAAGTTCAAGTTCCCGCTGAAATGCAAGAGATAGCATCACAATTTAAAAATAAAAAATCGGGTTCTTTTGAAACAGGATTGCAATCGATAAAAGATTGGTGTAAAAATAAAGGAATTGATGAAAGTGCTGCATATCCAATTTTCATAAGCATTTTAAATAAAGGAATGCAACCTAAACCTTTTTTATACCCAGCTTTTGTTAAAGGAAGAAAAGAATATAAGAAGGATTTAAAAAAATTATTAAAAATATTAACTAAGAAATATGAATAAGAATTTGCCAGATAAATGGATCCGAAAGGCGGTTTATGATGCGGTTAATAATATTGTAGTTGATACATTTACCATTCCTTGTTATGATGGGAGAGTTGTAGGAAATATTATTCCTGATCATTTTATACTGTTAACGACTCAAACTAGCCAAACCAATCAAATTATAAAATCTGAAAGATCATGGGAGAGTTCTATTCTTATTGATATTATTACAACTTACAAAGGCACTTCAAACCCGGGTTCAAGAGTTCTTGCAGACAATATTTTAGATGCTGTTAGAAATGCGACTAATAATTTAGTATTAGATGCTAGCTGTGGTTTGGTTATTCAAAGACAAACTCAAGACTTTCCAAATGACATTATTACGGTTTCTCAAAATGAAAATATTTTCAGAAAATTAATGAGAATTGAACTAACTATAAATTAAAATTATTAAAAACGACATTGATATAAATAATATTTATATTTGTGTAAAACGAACTAAATTACAAAAAAAATGAGTCAATTAATTAAAGGAGAGTTGGTCGTTCTTGATATATGGGATGGATCTGCTTACAAGCCAGTTGGGGGGCTAACCTCAAATACTTTAAGTGTTACAAGAAACATTATAGAAGCACAAATTAAAGACAATCCGGGAGTAATACTCAGACAAGCGGGTACTACAAGCTCTGAGATTTCTTTTGATGCAAACTATATAAAAACAGATTCGACAAAAACAGATTTTGATGCGATGTTGGCATTTATCAATACAGTTTCAGGAACTACTCAAACGTGGCGTATGTCTTCAGATCAAACAACTCCGGTTTATTACTATGGTACTGGAATTTTTGCAAGTTTAGAACTTACTTCTGCAAGTGGTGATGAGTTTGCAACTTACAGTGGTACAATTCAAAACACAGGGTTAGTTGTTACAGTTGAT